TATTATCAAATCTGAATTTGATAGATCTACAGAGCTTACATTTGCCTTTGGCAGTTGTGTATAAAGTGTATTGTCTTCAGATCTCTGATAAGAACTCTTAAGTATTCTAAAGTCTGAAGGAGTAATGTTGGTTGTTGGTAAAGAACCACTACATATTCCCGAAACACTTTCTACTGGAATTATGGTCAATCTGCTTGTGTTTACAACTTCTATTTGAGCAAAATTGACTATTTCTTGACCAGGATTTGTAAATGCTACGATATCATCTACTTTTGCTACATTCGTAAATATAACGTCAGCAGAGGATACTATGCTTCTTCCCCCAGATTCGGAACTGATTGATACCAATCCAATATCATTACCTAGTTTTTGCTTTACATCTGCGGTAAAAGTATAGGCAGATCCAACTATTCCATATAAAGATTTTACATCACTCACTCCATAAGAATTTACAGTTCTACATATCCTTGTATTTTTAATACCATCAAATGTGAAAGTTTCTCCAATTAAGAAGTTTCCTGTTACATTATATGCGGTTATGATGCCAGAATTATTTGTATCATATCTTAAGAAACCTGCGGCGCCACTTGAGTTTCCTTTAATATATGTTGGAGTCTCTAAGGTTATTGGTTCGTTTAAAGTTAATTCGGCATATGTTTGGACATCATAGAGAGAAATATCCCACTCATTTGAATTTGGATTTGATGTGCTATAAGAACCAGACTCTAAAGCAAAGTCATAGACTCTTGCAAGTCCTATTTCTTTTCCTGAAGGTTGGTTTTGGTTGGAACCTACTCTATCTAAATGTAAGCTTACAAAATAAGTTGAGAACCCAACTTTTGGAGATCCATAAACTCTATTGAGAGTAAAAGTTGGTCCAGTAAAATAATTTACATTTTCATTCTCTAAACTTTTGGTTGTTCTTGGTTTTTCAAAATCTAAGTATGTAGAACCTATTGTCTTAACTTCAAAACCTTGTACATACGCTTTTGTTGGAGATACTACATAAGTTCCTAAAGACTCACTTGGAGTATTTCCGTTATAGGTCTCTCTATTTGGAGAAAATACTCCATTATTTCCTTTATAATTGTTTAGTGTCTCTTTTACAGCTAAGTTTGGCGATTTTACATAATAATTTCCAGACTCGTCAAATGTTCTTCTTGCAAATTCTGAAGCAATTTCGCTATATTGTGGTAAATTGTTAGCAGATATTTCTTCACCGTCTCTTATCTCTGTTATTGTAATAAAATCATTAGTTTCAGTTTCATTTAAATCAATTCTATCTAAACGTGCCGATACTTTAAATCTATCTGCCCCTGGAGCAGCGAAGTTTGAGAACCCATTGGAGTTATCATTAAGAGTAGAATCTTGATCCGCAGTTATAATATCTTCAGATATTCTTAGTCCAACTTTAAAATTGACCTTCGATCTATACTGATCTAAAAGGATTCTGGAAGATCCTACATTTATAAAAAATCCTCTAATAAAAAACACTCCAGACTCTATTCTTGCTGAAGAAGCAAATCCGGTGGAGTTTGTTCTTCTTGTCAAAGCAAAACCTTGACCAGCTCTCAAAATTATCTGAATATTTTCATTATCAGCATCGTCTTCGGAGAGGTTGGGAACACTATCTTCAACTTCTAATACTTCTCCATCAATAAACTTTTCACTTCTTGCATCATCAGTTCCGGGACTCAAGTATTTTACATAAATTGTTGTGGAATCTAAGTATGATATATTTCTATTAATAGAAAATATAATCTCTGCCCTTACTCCAGTTGTTCTTCCAACAATTGTGGTTTTATTTAATGACTTTAAAGTATCTGCTACATCAGTACCAAAGTAATCGGGTTCTAAAATAACATAGTCTAACCTATTGTTATAGGTCAACTGTCCACCAAGTACTTTAGAACCATCTGTGAATATATGAGTTCCAAATCTTTCAACTTGAGCTTGTAATATAGACTGTAAGGTGGTCAGTTCTCTTGCTTGTACAGGATAAGCTGGTTTAAACAGTACCTTATGATAGTCTTTGGAATTATTATAGTCGTCAAAATATGGATATACGTTTAAATTTGTTTCCTGTGGCATGATTTTTTACTTAAAATTGTAAAATAACCTTAATATCTTCTTTTTGATTGGCGGATCTGATAATAGATGGTCTATTATCAATATAAATTATATCCCCAGAATATTTTTGAACTTCTGGATTTGACACACCCGAATCAAAGTTTTGTCCCAGATTATAAGTTGTGTTATTATTTAGCACTGTGGTTATACCGCTAAAACTTTGATCTATAACCAAGTTTACGCTCCCACCTCTGACTTCTAAAGATCCTCCCGAAGAAGGTGATGAAGTGAATCTGTTAAGATTGTATCCATAGTCTGGAGAAGTTGATGAAAGGTCTAAAGTTGCTGTACTAAAACCAACTAAAGTTCTATCCTGCCAATACTTCAAAACTCCCGTGGTGTTGTCATAATATACTACTCTACCAACAGCAGTTACACCAGTTCCTATAGTTTGAAATATTTCCTGGTTATTAGCAAATGTTGCATTCTGATAATCATTTATATTTGTAGAACCTACTAACTTAATAGCATATACTGCACTGTACTTATCATCTGTGCCAAGTTGTGACGAAGAAAACTTTGTAGGATTTTTTACAATTCCAACTCTAGCAATTTTATTACCAACAACAAAATCTGGATTTAATGGGTCATTTTCAATTCTAGAATAAATTAAAACATTATATGCTCCAAGTTCTCTATAAATATCGCTTCCATGACCTCCAGGAGGTGGAATGACGACATTAAAAACTGGTGCGACTGATCCTGAAGATAAAACCAAACCTCCAGATAAAAGATCTAAAGAACCATAAGTATAACCAGATCCTCCAGAAGTTATGTTTACCGACTCTACAGTAGAGTCTTCTCCAACAACAACTGTTGCTTTAGCTCCAGTTCCATCTCCAATTATATTTACATTTGTGTAAGTTCTTGGAGCACCGAGTCCACTTCCTCTATTTTTTATAGTAACTACTTTTAGTTGTCCACTGGTTTCAGCATTCTCTCTTATCGCATCATACTCAGTAGCATTCCAGTCCAAAGGGACTGGAATATAATTCAAAGTATCAAACTTAACAACTTCACTTGGTTTAATAGTATACAAATATTTCCACACATAACCATCTCCACTATCGCCAGGAGTCCTTGGTTCTAGGTCCGTAAAGGTGGGTTCATCCAAAGAAGGTCTTCCAGTATTGTTTTCTGGATTAATTCCATTATTTAAGCAAATATAAACTCTAAACTCGCTGTTTATAACATAAAAATTTGAAGAATATAAATTTGTTTGACCTGAAGGTATAGATTTGCTGTTTCTACTTACATCACTTCTGTACATATCATAAGTAGTTCCAGAAGTCCACTGAATTTTTCTAACAACTCTTCTTACATCATTTGTCTTATTAATTTTTTTAAGAGCAATGACAGTATCCCAAACATCATCAAAGTTATTGAAAGAATCTATTGGAGTTGGTGGTGAAGAATCCCAATTTGAGTCATAATCTTCAGCATTCGTCAAACCTACAAAAGTGTAGTAAGCAGAATCTGTAGATCCTATAGAGTTGACAAGATTCTCCGAGTTTAATATTCTAAACTGATCAGTTATAATTGCTGACATTTATCTTAAAAATTTTAAAACTATTTATTATACTATAGTGTATGTATTTGATTTCAATGGATTAAACCTCTTAACTGTAGGAGAGCTATTAAGTCCAACTACACCATTTTCTACACCAACATCAAAAGAGGTTTGTATTCCTGCGCTATTTGTGGATATTAATCCCCAACTAAAGTTTCCAAAATACTTATCGGAACCAATTCCAGTAAGAGAATTGTAATCAGAAACACTGACAGCAACCCTTACAACATTTACTGGAGAAGTAATTTCATAACCATATCCATTGAAGTTTGTAAATAAAGTGGCTGAAGCAACTTGATATACGTTGTCCAGATATTGAGTTCCAATACCAATTACATTTCCATTACTATCTAAGGAAGTTACTGGATTTCCTATATTTGTATTTGAAACCCTCAAATAGTAGTTTTCTTGTATTCCAGTTTCTGAAATTGTTGGTGAAGTATATCTACTATCCTTCAATGGAGAATCTACAGGTATTAAAAGATCAAATAATATTCCAGTTACTGCAAACCCAACAGAACCTGTTGAAACTCCTGTAATTATTCCATAATCACCAGTGTATGTAATATTATTCAAATAAGTTTTTCTAAAATCTGGTGCTTCTGCTAATATTGATGGTGGTGAAGATTCACTGTATCCAAAACCTGGATTTGTTATTGTAATGCTATTGACTGAACCTGAACTTATTGTAGCCACAGCACTTGCTATTCCAGAAACACCCACTGAAGGAACAGGTATTGATATTGTTGGAGCATTCAAATAACCAGAACCACCATCTACAATACTAATAGAGGATAGATTGCCGGAAGAGTTGACTGTAGAAGAGAACTTTGCGGTAATCTTATCTGAGGTCTCAATTACCTCTACTTGCTCAATAAAATTGGATGAAGATGGATTTTCATTTTTATAATTAAAAGAAGTCTCTAGAGAATCTACAAATATCATAGTGCTTCCAATTCCAACACTCTTTATTAGGTTGCAGTTTGGATTTATTCTTGGTTCATATTCGGGTCTATCTTTTCCTATGTTTCTTCCATTTATTACTAAATCTTCTCTTTGTCTACACCAAGTTACTGGTCTTAAAAGATTCAAGTTTTGAGATATACCTGAAGAAGAATATAAGTTTGTATCTACTGAAGTTGGGCTAGTTATTTCCTCAACAATTCTCTTTTTCTCTATTAAACTTAAATTATTTCCTATTATCTGTAAAGAATCTCCTTTCTTAATTGTATTTTCAATATCAACATCTAAAACATCAACATTATCAGTTCCTCTATAGAATATAATACTACAACTATCTCCTTTTTTGGGTGGCTCTTTAAATACAAGTCTGCTTCCTCCAGAGAAAGTGTATGCTATGTTTGGAACTTGTATAACATCATTCAACACTACCAGAATGGTTGCTTCAACATCAATATTGGATCCTTTCTTGGATATAATTGAGAATATGTTTCCATTATCAGATAAGAAGAATGTTCTTCTATCTCCATCAAATTGAGAACTTATATCATCAAGGAGTTTTAATCCTCCAACATACCAACCAGAGAAATTATCTTTAAATACCGTTTCTACATTGATACTAAACTCTTCAAAAGATACTGACGGATCTAATGGTATACCAGTAAAACCTCCAGTTTCTACAGTTAAAACATCTCCTGGAGAATATGAATATCCATAGTTTTGAATATTAAAATCTATCACGCTCGATCCCTGCCCAACAACAATGTCTATCTTCGCTTCAGTGCCTAATCCAGTTGGTCCTAAAGATGTATAAACCAATGGAATATTTGAATATGGAAGTGGTGGATCGATAATAACTTCTGGTGGATCTGATATTTCATATCCGGATCCTGGATTTGTTATAGTTACTCCTACAATATATCCATTCGAAACTACAGCAGTTCCTATAAACTCTAAACTTGTACTTGTTCTAACTCCAACTCTTATATTTGTTTGTATTCCTGCTCTATATCCAGATCCAGTTGATCCTATACTAATACTTGATATAGTTCCCAAACTAGATACAATTGCTGTTCCTCCTGCAGAAACTAACTTCTGGTATCCGAGACCATTTGTAGAACCAATTGATACCGGTATTCCTCCTCTTGGAACTGACGCTACGTTGGGATCGTAAGCAACGGATGTTGCTGCTCCGGTAAACTGTATGTCAGTTTCTGTTGAATTTTGAGACAATGTAAAGTCATTTTCTGGTATTTGTATTACATTGTTTATAAGAACAACTGCTCTATCAGTTGCTATTCCAAGTATATTTGAACCATTTGAAGTTAAAGTGAAGTTAGAATCTACTGCGTTAAACTGATCTGATATATCATCAAAAAGATAGTTGTTTTGGTAAGTCTCTTCAAATCCTTCTGGAATTCCAGATCTGATGAATACTCTTCCATGGAATGTTGATTTAACAGTACTTTCTGTTATAACACTTCCAAATGCATTTATTGTTGAAATATCTTCGCCGTATGGTGCCGATCCAAAATATATTCTACTTCCTACTATATTATAGTTGCCTTCAATTTTTTCTATCAAGGTATTTGATGAGTGTGAAGATATTCCAGTTCCATAAACTCCTCTATTGACTATTACATCATTTGTACCAGAGTCTATCGAAATTATTTTCATAATTTCTTCATCCACTTTTACAAATTCTCCAGAAGAGAAATTTGTTATATCTCCAAAAGTTAAAGTCAGTTCTGAAGTATTATCAACTAAATTATTTTGAAGTATGCTTGTTCCAGAAGTGCTTACATATATTGGAGATTGAATCGCATTATCAATTGTTATTATACATTTCTGGTTTTGTTTCGTAGATGTAATATAATGAGTCCTTCCAATACCCAAAGATGTTATGTCCAAAAGATCTGGAATTTGAGCTAGGGCATTTTGAGCACTAGAAGCAAATTTTATATTAGAATTATCTA